AAGTACAGAAAGAGTTACAAAAAGAAGAGCCTGATTATCTAAAGGTTGGTATGCTTGCAGGTGTTGAAGCTTTAGGAAGTATACCTGCACTTGGCCCAGTAGCAAAGAGTATGATACGTAAGGGTGCAGACTTAGCTAAACAGACTGACACTGCGATAGACGGTACTACTAATATACCATCTGTACCTAAAAAAGAGGCATCTCCCTTTGATGTAGAGTATGACTATGACCTTACTCTTAAAATGGAAAATATGATTGATGAATGGGCAAAGGGTAATGTAACCAATGCTAATTTAAGAAAAAACCTTGCTACCCTAGATATTAAACTGCCTTATAGAATTAGCCCTAAAGCAGATCCTAGTAGTCTAGACATACAAATGCCAGACGGTACTATATATAAGGGTACGGGAGATGTACCATCAAAGCCTAGACCTCTTACTTTAGATGCTACCTCTGACGCTGTAGATGATTTAGGTTTTTCCGAAAAAGATCTAGCTGATTGGAAAAAAGTAAACTACGCAAAAGATAAGTTTAGAATACCACCAGACGATGAAATGGCGGCTGCAGCTACTAATCTTCGTGAGGGAAAGATAACATCAGAAGAGTTTAGAAAACTGTCAGATGAGAGACAGCCCATTAAACCTATTACAGAGATGCCAAAGTTTCCAACAAAAGAAGAGGTTGTAAAGTCTTTACACGCTACAGACCCAAGAAAAACAAAGAAAGGTGTTTTAGGTGTAAATAAATCTATTGAAGATGGTACACTTATTTCTTCTAGACTAGATATACCTGCTTATAATAATTCAGATACTTGGGTTGTATCACTACACGATGGTTCTGTAAAAGACGGTAAAACTGTAGGTTATGGGCAGTCTGCCGTTCTTAATAATGTAAACTTCACCTCTAACCCCTTAGCAGCTTCAAAGATTGCCACAGGTTCAGCGAAAACTACTATTGCTAGAATGCAAGGTGAGTGGCAGAATATGGCCCCAGAAGAAGTCTATAAGACAGTAGAGAATCTGTTTGACGATCCTGAATGGGTACAAGTAGGTATGAATCCTTATAGAGCTTCTTACTTTTATGATAAAGCTGATGGTATGCCTGTTGTTTCGGCTGAACAAGTAATGCAAGTAGGCCCATTAGTATTTGCTAAAAGGGCAAAAAAGACAACACCTGATGACCCTCGATTTGAGTTTGAGAATAAAATTACAGGTGTTAAAGCAAATTTTGATAAAGGTGGAATGGCTATGGAAGAACAAACTCAAATGGCCTTTGCGCTGGGCGGCTCTGTAGAAGAGGTAGATCCCATATCAGGTAATGAAGTACCACCGGGATCTCTTCCAGAAGAGGTACGTGATGACATTGATGCAAGGCTTAGTGAGGGTGAGTATGTCGTACCCGCTGATGTAGTACGGTACTACGGTGTTAAGTTCTTTGAAGATCTACGTAATCAAGCTAAGGCTGGATTTGAGGATATGGAAGCTAATGGACGTATTGGTGGACAGCCTGTACCAGAGGAAAATCCTTTACCGTTTGACGTATCTGAACTACAAGTAGAAGAAGAACCCGTACAAATGAACGAGGGTGGTTTTCTAGACAGAGAAGCTTTAGAGGCAAAGTTTCCTGCTTCCTTTATGGGTTCTGGTAGCCCAGCGCAGGAATGGAAGACTTTTGAAAATGAAGCGGGTTTAACTATTACTATTCGTTACGTTAATGGTCAACCTATGTCACCTATTCCTGCAGGGTATACTGAGGTTGGTGCTAGGTCTGAGCAAGCTCTTGAAGCTCCAAGGGGTGATGACAGTGACCCACAGTTTGGTGATCCTAGTAACGCACCAGAGCCTGTTGATTTAAGTAAACTCTCTGAAGACGAGCTTGAAAAAATAGGTGACAAGGCTGCAACTATGGGTACTCTTGAGGAAATAGTTGGTTATGGTACTGGGCCTGCTCTTACTCAAATAATGAGGATGACCAGAGAAGGTAGAGCAGCAAAGGTTAACTCTGAGGTTGCTAGTAGGTTAGCGAGTGGTAAAAATGCTGACGGTACAGATCTAACGGAAAGCCAAATAACTCAGTTAGGAAAGATTTTTGATAAAACTGCAGACACAGAAGATACAGGTTCTAGGTTCTTTGGTGGTCAGAGGACTTTAACTGAGGGCTTACAAGATACGTCTGGAGATAAACAAGTAAGTTTTGCTGATACTTTCTTAGGAGATCTAATGGGATTTGATGGTGGTAAGTTAGGTATACAAGCTAAAGATAAAGATGGTAATAAGTTAGGTCTAGATGCATCTATTTCTGGTAAACGAAGAAAACCTGTTGAAAAACCTGCAGTAGGTAGTGGTAGTAATAATAGTGGTGGTAGCGACGATAATTACAGTGCTGCGCAACAGATGGCAGATATACAAGCACAGAACAAAAAAGACTTTACTCCTGAAGCAGGTAAAGAAGCTTCAATGACAGGGTGGGATGAATAAACCATTAACTGAATAACTATAAGGCTACCCGGCAGTAATGCTGGCCCCAACATAAAGGAAATACAATATGTCTATGACAGAACAAACTATTATTAAAGCTGACAGTTATGCACACGAGCGTAACAAAGAACTTCTTGAAAAAGAGCAACGTGAACTAGATGCACTGTTAAAAGGTGAACAGGGCGATGAAGAAGCAAAAGATAATCAGGAACCCGATAGCGAAAGCGTTGAGGACACCCAAGTTTCAGATGAGAGTAATACGGAACAAAAAGAAACACGGTCAGTGGAATCCAAAGAGTCCGAAACGGATGATGCAGGAACAGATGGACTAAGCGCTGAAGAGAAATCTTTTAAAAAGCGATACGGTGATATACGTAAGCTCTTACAGAATAAGGAAAAAGATTGGAATGAAAAGTTTGAAAAGCTACAAGGACAACTTGAAAAAGCTTCTAAGAATGAACTGGTTCTTCCCAAATCTAAGGAAGAGATTGAAGCTTGGACAGCTAAGTACCCTGATGTCGCGGGTATTGTCGAAGCTATTGCAGAAAATAAAGCTGCTGAAAAAGCTTCTTCCTTGGACACGCGACTCCAAGAAATAGAAGAGCTACGTACTCAAGCCAAGAAAGAGAAAGCTGAAGCAGAGCTTATGTCTTTACACCCTGACTTTGAAGAGATTCGCTCCTCAGACGAGTTTCATAACTGGGCAGAAAAACAACCTAAAGTTGTACAAGATGCTTTGTATGAAAACTCAGAGGATGCTAAATCTGTAGCAGTAGCTATTGACCTCTATAAGTCACACAAGGGTATTAAAGCTAAGTCTACTAGTAGTTCAGATAAGGCTGCTGCCTCTTCTGTTAAAACTAAGGGTAGGACAACTGTAAACGATGATGAGAGTAAAAACTTCTGGCGTGAATCAACTGTTGCTAAAATGAGTGACAAAGAGTTTGAGAAACATCACGAAGAAATACACGAAGCTCAGAAATCTGGTAAATTTATTTATGATTTGTCAAAATAAGTATTGACAATAGCTGCAAGTTTAGTATAACTTGTATAGTATGCACTTAAAATGTGTATTTAAACTAAGACTCTAGCCACTAAAAGACTACCCAGACACGTTTAGCCCTTATTAGATACGGTAGGCATACCTTAATAATAAGCTACCTAGATAAGTTTTGGCCTCTGTTGTGGATATGGATCTGTAAAACTCAACGGTCATATCTATAAGGAGATTAATTATGGCTGCATTTGGAAAAGCCTCTGGCTATTCAAACCTTGACAACGGAGTATTCTCCAGCGTCATCTACTCAAAGCAGGCACAGATTGCGTTTCGCAAGGCTGCTACTGTAAATGCAATTACTAACTCAGAATATTTTGGTGAGATTGCGAACCAAGGGGATACAGTGCGTATTCTTAAGGAGCCAGATATCACTGTAAATGCATTGCTACGTGGTACAACCGTTTCGGCGCAAGACCTCGTTGACAATGACTTCCAGTTGACTATCGACAAAGCCAACTACTTTGCCTTCAAGCTTGACGATATTGAAGAGCAGCAAGCCCATCACGACTTTATGCGCTTGTCATCTGATCGTGCAGCATATAAAATGGCTGACGCTATGGATGCTGACGTATTGTCATATATGTCGGGTTACACAGCTGCAGGTGCTAAGATTACTACTGTAAGTGGTACTGCTTCGCATCAAACAGCAAACCAACTTGACGGGGAATTTCTGAAAGCCAATCATTTGGATATGTCAGACTTCGGAAACATTACTACTAGTGCCTCTTCTGGTACAACTGGTGACTCAATTCCGTTGGCTCCTCGCTTCGGTGGCGCTACTGCAGCGGCTACTACCACAGCAACACCTCTCCAAGTTGTAGCCCGTATGGGTCGCATTATGGATCAGGCTAATGTTGATACTCGTGGTCGTTGGCTGTGTGTTGACGCTGTATTTATGGAAATGTTGAAAGACGAAGATTCTCGCGTACTGAACGCAGACTTCGGTGGTGCAGGACTGCAAAACGGTCTGGTACTTAACAATCTTCACGGTTTCCGTATTTACCAGTCAAACAACCTTCCTGCGAAGGGAACTGGCCCCGGAACCACAGGCGTAACCGCACAGGATGATAACTATGGCGTTATTGTAGCTGGACACGACTCCGCTGTTGCAACTGCACAGCAACTCAACAAAGTTGAGACTTATCGTGACCCAGATTCATTCGCTGATATTGTTCGCGGTATGCACCTTTACGGGCGTAAAATTCTACGTCCAGAAGCTCTGGTAACTGCAGTATACAACGCTGCTTAAATAGTTAGAGAGTAGGCTGCTTAACTGTGGCCTACTCTTTTTCTTAGTCTTGCATTGAAAAAGGATACCTCTTATGGCAATCACTACAGCAATGTGCAGCAGTTTCAAGCAAGAGTTGCTTGGAGGTGTTCACGATCTTGATACCGACACTTTAAAAATAGCTTTGATTAAAGCTAGTCCGTCAGGCACCTATGGTGCTGCAACTACTAACTACTCTGACGTTACAGGTAACTCAGATGAAGCTTCTGGTACTGGTTATAGTGCTGGCGGTGGAACTTTAGATTCACCTGCTATTTCACTTTCTGGAACTACAGCTTTTGTAGACTTTGCTGATGAAGCTTTCAGCAACGTAACAGTTTCTGCAGATGGTTGTATTATTTACAACTCTTCTCAGTCAAACAAGGCTATTGCAGTATTTGACTTTGGTGGCACTGTTAGTGCAACCTCTGGTACACTTACTGTACAGTTCCCAACAGCCGATGCTTCAAACGCTGTTATTCGTCTTACCTAAATATAGTTAGGGCTACTTATGGCAAAGTTTGCTGATCGTGTAAAAGTCAGTACATCTACTACTGGTACAGGCACTACTATAAGCTTAGGCTCTGCAGAGTCTGGGTTTCAAGTAGTGCCTACTTCTTTAAATGGGCATACTCTACGTTATGTGATTGAGGAAGGTAGTGCTTGGGAAGTAGGAACTGCAGTATACGATAGTAGTGGCCCTAGCTTAACTTCTAGGACTTTAACTAGCTCTAGCACTGGTTCTTTACTTAACTTAGGAAGTTACTCATCAGGTAACACCAAAGTCTTTATCAGTGCTTCTGCAGACGATCTTGATCTGCTTTATGCTGATATTACGGTCACTGTATCGGGTGGCAACTACCTGATTGATGGTACTGCTAATCAGACGATTACTTTAGTGCCGTCTGTTACCTACCGCTTTGATGTTTCTGATAGCACTAACTCAAGTCACCCATTTCGATTGGCTACGCAAGTAGATGGGGCAAACAGTTCTCAATTCACTACTGGCGTAACCGTTGTTGGGTCTAAATACGTTGAGGTAAAGCTAGAGCAGGATGCGCCAAGCACCCTTTATTATTACTGCACCAATCACAGTGGTATGGGCGGTACGATAAACGTAGGCAGCACTAGCTATTCTAACGCCACAACATCAGCCGCTGGCCTTATGTCATCAGCCGATAAGACAAAACTTGATGGTGTAGCTGCCAGCGCTAACAACTACACTTTGCCGACTGCTTCTGCGAATACGCTTGGCGGTATTAAGATCGGCACAGGTTTATCTATAGATGGATCTGGCGTAGTTACGGCTAGTGGCAGTAGTTCTTCTAGCGGCTCTTTAGATCCAATTACCACTACGAAAACTACAGCTACGTCGGGTCAAACTGTTTTCACTGGCACTTGGAAAGCTGAAAACATTTCAGTGTTTCTTAACGGCGTTAAGCTTCAAGATAGCGAAGTTACAGCTACTGATACGCAAATCACCATTAGTGCAACGGCTGTGGGCGATGTTGTAGAAGTCGTTGAATATGGCTCTCCGTTTGCCAGTAATTACTCTAGTTCGTTTCCTACGGTCACGACAGGGGCAACTTCGGTTACAGCAAACTACACCCCTACCAAAGTAGCGGTCTACAAGAACGGCGTTAAGCTCAGAGGCGGCGGCGTAGATTTCACAGCAAGCAACGGCACTTCAATAACAGGCTTTTCAGCATTTGTCTCTGGCGATGTGGTTGAAGTAGTTGAGCACGGGGCGTTGTCTGGATCGGGCACATCTATAACTGGCTTTACTGATACGCCTTCAAGCTTAGGCACAGCGGGTCAAATCTTACAAATGAATAGCGGAGCTACAGCGTTAGAGTTTGCTGATGCGTCCAGTGGCGGCGTAACAACAGGAAAGGCGATTGCTATGGCTATCGTATTTGGAGGTTAAAATATGACAGCACCTAATATAGTAAACGTTGCTACCATTACGGGTAAAACGGCGGTGCAAGCAGTTGGCACCTCTGCAACGGCAATCGTTACAAACTCAGCTTCTTCTGGCAAAGTGTTAAAAGTGAATGCCCTGTATGTGAGCAATGTTGATGGAACTAACAACGCAGAAATTACAGTAGATTTATATAGGTCTAGCACTGCTTATCACGTAGCTAAAACTATTACTATTCCCGCCGATGCAACTTTAGACGTTTTAGCTAAAGCTATTTATTTAGAAGAAGGTGACGCTCTTAGATTAACTGCCAGCACTGCCTCTGATCTTGAAGCTGTATGTTCCTACGAGGAGATCAGCTAGTGCAGCGTTATAATTCATCAGTTATTGGCAAAAAATCTTCAGTAAGCGATTCATCTGCTTCTGGCATTTTTTCTGTTAATAATGCTGCTGATGAAAAAAGAGAAAATAATTGGCCTGTCCTTGAAACCGCACTTTATCCTTTTGCAGTAGGCTCTGTAATGCCGTTTTCAGTATCTAGGGGGCTTAGTAATAGCAACGTTTCAAATGAACATAGATATGGCCCTACGCACGCTCAAATGCAAAGTTGGGTGCAGGGTACAAGTAATGGTGGGCCGGGGTATTCTTGGGCTACTGGATATAGTTATTTTTACGGGCAAGCGACAGGGTTTCAGTTATGGAAAGTTCCAGTTAACGGTACTTACGAGCTTGAGGCCAAAGGTGGCTCTGGGGGAGCTACTGACAACCCAATATTTAGAGGTCGGGGTCAAATAGCTAAAGCAAGGTTCGCTCTTTCGCATTCTGATATGATTGTTGTTGCTGTAGGTCAAGGTGTTCCTGATATGCTAGGGGATCACTGTAATGGCGCTGGCGGCGGTACTTTTATTACTATATTGCCAAACTCCTCAGCCTCATATCCAGCCGCAATACCTTTAGTTGTTGCAGCGGGTGCCGCAGGGGGTACATCTGACGGGGGTGGGGCCAATCCCTCAACAACTGCTACAAGTAGAACTATAGCTGCCTCTAGTACAACTGGAAACGTGTCTTACACAGGGCTTTGCACTGATCCTGTATCAGCCACTCAGGTATCGAACTTTGCCCAGCAATATGGTCACTCTAGACAAGGTACTCTTGATGGAAGCTCCGGTGGGGTGAATACAGTGCTAGGAGGAGCTTTTTTTGGAACTCACAGTAACAATTCAAATAAGAGTTCTTCGATGGGTGCAATGTGGATTAATGGATTAGCTGGCGGGGATCGAAGTAATAGTACTGCAGGGAAAGGTGGCTTTGGCGGTGGTTCTGGTGGTTCAGATGAATCGGGC